CGCCGCCGGCGGCGTTGCGATAGTTCATGCGAAGGTCAATGTCGTTGCCGCATTCGCCCGCGTTCTTGGCCGTCAGGTTGACCTTGGCCGTGTTCGCCCCATCGACCGCTGCGGTTACCGGCAGGTCGCTGTTGGCCGCAATGGCCGCCGCCAGCGCCGTCGCCAACGAAGCCGCCGTGGCGCCCGACAGCACCGGGATTTGCACCCGGCCGCCGGCGACATAGAGGTTGATCGTTCCCGCCGCCGTAGCCGGCCCGGCAAACAGCACCGAGCCCGTGGCCGCGACGCCCGCGCCATTGTCGGCCAGCGGCCCCAACCAGACTTCGCCGTAAGGATCCGCGCCGATATAGGCGGCGGCCATAAGGGCCAGGATCGAGCCCGCGCCGCCCTGGGCCTTGGCGTCGGCGATCCCCTGGCAGAGCACCGGGGTGTCCGCGACGCCAGTCCCGCCGGACGCGATCTGGCCGACGATCAACGCGCGCTGGCTGGCCTGGGCGGTGTTCGCTTGGCTGGCATCCACTTCCGCATAGAACAGCGGCGTGCGCAGGTTCTGCGGGATGTTCTTGAACGGAATCGTCATGACGGCGCTCAGCCCTTCGCTTTAGCGGCGGGCTTGGCGTCCGGAACGACCACCAGGTCGCCGTCCCGCACCAGGCGCGCGATGGAAAGATCGGTCGGATCGGCGGCGAAGCCTTCCGCCGGGATGACGAGCTTGGTCCGAGGATCGCGCACGTGCGCCCCGGGCGGCGAAGGTTTGACCCACATGGGGCGACTCCTATTCGGGAAGGATGATGTCGAGGGCCTGGGGGAAGGCCGGCGCGTCGGTAATGCCGGCTTCGGTGTCGTCAAGGATGGGCGCGGCGGCCTCGTCAAGGATCGGCAAACCGCTCGGCGTAATGGTGATTTCGGACAGGGTGTCCGATGCGATCGGCGCGAAGTCTTCCCAGCCCTGGTAGAACTCAAGCCCGAGATCGATCACCATTTGGCCGAATTGCTTGGCGCCTTCAGCGTCGAACATCATCTGGCTGGTGACAGTCGGATATTGCTGGATCAGGCCCATCAACGCCGGCGCGCCGATCAAGGCCATTTCGATCTGGCGCTGGAGCGCCCATAGCGCGGTTTCGTTTGATCCGGCCGCAGCGTCGTCCGTGGACGCCAAGGATGACACGCGCGCGGAAATTCTGACCGTCGCTGTGGTGGTGAAACTCAGCCCAGCGCGTCCCTGCGAGACTTTTTGTTCATTTGGCGCCGAAACGAAGAGAACCGGATATTGCTGCCGGTTCCAACTGGGCCAATCGCGCGGCGCATAGACTCGTTTGTTGGCGTCCGTCGCGCCGTTATCGCCGGCCGCCAGCAAGGCGACGACAACGTCTACCAGGTCCGGCGTGCGGGTCACGGTGCGGTCTCGTTCAACTCGAGCACGGCGTGGCCATGGCTGTCAGGGCGGACATCGTTGACGAGGTAAGTTTTCCCATTGCGGGGAATAAAAACTTTATCGTTCGGCGCGGGGGGCGTGGCGAAAAGAGAGAGACGCACGCCAAGCGTCGGGTCTGTGGTGGCGAAGCCGGGGGCGCCGTCATCCAGCAACACGCGGGTCTGATAACCGTCGTCGAACACCGCGTCTTGCAAGGCGAACGGTGCACCACCCTGCGGCGTGTACATCGGCAAGCCGACCGTTTCGTCTTCGCCGAACACGGCCATCAACGGGCCGAGCACGGCCTGGTCCCAGTCGATGGCCATGGGAGGTTAGACGCGTTCGATCAAAGTCCGGGGGCCGGACGGCGCCGAGACATTGGCGTTAGGGTCCGACAGGAAACCGGCGGCGATCAGTCCGGGGTATTCCTCCGCCGGGACGCTCACTTCATCACCGGCGCGGTAATGGGTGTCGCCGACCATGAGGGAGCGCCCGCGCGCGACGGTCGCTTTGACCGGCTGCGGAGCGCCGGTCTTACCGCCGGACTTCCCAGACTTCGCAGGCGGCGGAGCGGGCGCTGCGGCGGCGGTTTGTTCGGCTTGAGATTGAACGTCCTGGGACTGATCGGCGGGATCCTGACCGCCTTGGGTTTGGTCGGAGTCGAGGGCTTGATCGCTCACGGCGAAGGCTTCCTTGTGCGGAGAATGGGGGAAAAGGGCGGGGGCGACGAACCGCGTTCGCCGCCCCAGTAAAGCGCGCGGCCTAGTAGACCTTGACCGCGAGAGAAGCGTTGACTCGGCTCGGGATGACCAGGGGGGCGGACTGCATCATGATCAGGCGCTGGGCCGGATCGTCGGTCACCCAGGTCTTCGGCGCGTAGGCCATCGGCTTGTAAGCAAACTTGGGATCCATGATCATGCCGAAGGCGCGGGTGCCCATCAGGGCCGGGCCGCTCATGATGATATAGCCGTCCGGCAGCATGGGCTGCTCGACGTCGTTATCGTCCACATACCAGTCGTTGTAGAGCCAAAGCCGGTATTGGCCCCAGCTGCCTTGATAGACGCCGCCCTTTTGCACGATAGCGGCCGGGTTGATGTTGTTCCCACTGTCGGCGAGCTTGGGATAATTGATCGCCCCGTAAACGCCGGCGGCGTTGATGAACTTGTTCCAGGCGCCGTTGCTGAACACGATGTCGGTCGCCCCCGCGCCGGAGAGCTGCAGCATCAGCGCGTTCCAAGTGGTCAGCTGCGGCACGATCACGGTGTCGCGGCCCGTGGCGTCGAGCGTCTGACCCCAACGGTTCGAACCGGTAAGAGCGATCGTCAGGCGGCTGTCCCGGCCGAAATCCACCAACGTGGTGGCGAAACCGTCGCCGGCAACGACCACGGTGCCCGTTTGGAGGGCGCTGGACGCCATCCATTCCAGGCGCCGGTTGATCATGTCGATCTGGTCTTCCATCTCGAACTGGAGATTGGCCATTTCCCGTTCGGCCGCGTTGAGTTCTCCGCCCACCCGCTCACCGATCGAGCGCCGAACCGGGCGGCGCAGATCCGGCGCCCGTTTGTCTTTGATATAAGGGGGCTTGAACTTGTCGGTTTGGATGCGGCGGGCCTCCACCAGTTTGCCTTCGACCAGGGGCGAGACGAACGGCGCCATGCGGCGCTTACCGACGTCGATGTCGATCAGCACCTCTTCCGTGTCGAACTCGACCAAGCCGGGGAAGAAGGTGTCCAGCAGGAAGTTTTGCGAGGTCTTGAGGTTGGGGACGACGGCGACCAGCTCCGCCGTGTCAAAAGAGATCGAATCCGCCATGGCGGGGCATCCTTTCGTTCAAAGGTAAGCGCCCGCCATGGGGCGCGGTGAGGGTTGGAAAGCGAGGATCAGCTCGGGTCGGCGGCGGAGACCGACGACTTGATAAAGATGCCGAAGGCGCGCAGGGCGCCACGGACCGTGGAGATCGTCCAGGAGGCGTCGATGATGATCGCACGCGAGTTGAACTCGCCGGTCAGATATGCGCCCGTGGCCACCGGACCGGCCGAGGCGTCAACGTCGTCAGCCAGGATAGCGCTGGGGTTTTGGGAACCGTCGGTCGCCGTGGCGACCGATTTGATGTACTGACCGGTGGCAGCATAAACGCGACCCGTAAACTTGTCGCCGGCGACGCAGGCGGCGCCGCCGGCGGTGATGGTGAAGTTCAGGCCGTTCTGGCTGTAGGCCGTGCCGAACACCCCGGCCGCCAAGGCGACGCCCTCCGGGTCGGTGACCGTGAAGTGGGTGGCGTCGGTCATTACGATGGCGAAGTCGCCGACCCGCGCACCGTTGGTGGAAATGCCGGAGAAGGTCGGGTTGCCGGTATTGCCCGCGACCGCGAACAGTTCGGCGTGCTCGACCGACTGGCGGCCCAGCACCGTGCCGCGCTTCAGTGTGCCGGAGTTCAAGATGATCGGTTGGGTGACGATCGGTTGGGCGCCGGCGATCAGCTGATCGGGCAGATAGGCGTCGTGAACGACGCCGGGGGCGTAGGGGTTGTCGCCGATGTTGTTCGTGCTCATGGGATCGGACCTCGGTTCGGATGTGAGGGTGGGTTGGCCGCACCGGGGTCCGGAGCGGGTGGGTTAAACGGGGCCTAGCCCCGGACTTTGGAAACCGCTTGAGCGGCCAGAGCCGCAAAGGCGGCTGGCGAATCCTTGGCGGGCGCAGCGCCGCCATCGGAGCCGGGGGCGATGCGCTCCACGGTCTCCATGCGCCGGTCGAGGCTGGCTCTGCCGGGTTGTTGAGCGACCGGGGCCTGGGCCGGGATGGCGGCCACGGCCTCGACGATCGAGGTCGAGCGGAGCGAGGTATTGGCGAGCAGATGGCACGCCGTGGCCAGGTGGCCGGCCGACTGGGCGGCCGGGGCAGAGCCCATCACTCGAGCCCAGCGGGCGCGCTCGGCGCGGCGGGCCTGGCGCATATCCGAGGTGTCCTTGTCCTCGTCTTCGTCCTCGCACTCCTCGTCTTCGGCGCGTTTGGACTTCTTTCCGTCCTTTTTTTCGGGGTCGTCGCCCTCGCCCTTCTTGCCGTCAGGGTTCTTTTTATCCGGGTCCTGATCTTCGGCGCGGCGGCCTTCGGGGTCCTTCTTTTCGGGGTCTTCGTCCTCGACCTTTTTGCCCTTCTTGCCGTCGATGTCGTCATCGGCGGCGCGGGCGAGACCGGCGCCCAGGCCGATCAACGAAGCAAACGAAAAAGCGCGGGCGCGCACGCCCGAAGCTTGGGTGGACATAGCGAGTCTCCAGAGTGGGTGGGGGTTAGGCCAGCTCGGCCAGGATTTGTTGGAAGGCCGCCGCCGGGGAGGCCACGGCGTCGGCGAGACCGGCGGTGACGCCGAGCCCGCCCAGGAAGGTGGCGGCTTCGGTCCGACGAACCGCGTTCGTCGCGAGGCCGCGATTGCGGGCGATGGTCTCGACGAAGAGTTCGCCCATGGCGTCGATATCGCGCTGCAGGTCGGCGTGCGCCGTTTCCGAGAGCGGGATCTCCGGATGGCCGTCGGCCTTCTTGGCGCCGTACTGGACGATGGTGACTTTCAACCCGGCGTCATCGAGCGCGCGGCTCATATCGAGGTGCATGCAGATCACGCCGATGGAGCCGGTTCCGCCGGTGCGCGGGACGAAGATCTTGCCGACCGAGCCCAGGGCGTAGGCGGCGGAGAAACCGACCTCGTCCATGATGGTGTAGATCGGCTTGTCGGCCTTTAACGCATAGAGATCGTCCACCAGGTCGAAGCACCCAGCCACGTCGCCGCCGCCCGAGTTGACATGCAGCACGATGGCTTTTGCAGCCGGGTCTTCCGCCGCCGCGAAAGCCGCTTGGCGGATGCCGTCATAGCCGGTCATGCCCGAATAGGGCCGGAGCGAGCCGGTACGCTGGACCAGCAAGCCTTTGATCGGGATCACAGCAGCGGGGCCGAGGAGATCATAACCCCGGTCGCGATCCGCATTGTCCTGCCGGTCGCCAAAGCCCCAGTCGGCGTCGTCATCGTCCCAGGCGCGGGGCTCAATGCGAGCAAGGCCCATGCGGTCTGCCAGGGCCGCCAGGACCAGCTCGGCCTTCTTGGGGTGGAGCATCAGCGGACGGTTGAACATCTGCTGCGCCAGGTGCGCGAACTGCATCAGGCGGGCTCCGGATCGGTGATGGTGCGACTGGCGGGCTCGCCCATCGGGTTCATGCCGGACCAAGTCGGCGGCGCCATGCCGCGCTTCTTGTAGCCCGCGATCTCGGCCGCGCGCTGATCGAGGATGTCCTCATAGAAGTCGCCGCCGTACTCCATGGCCTCGGTCTCGAGGGTGGAGAGGCCGGCGTCCATGCGTAGCACCGCCGCCTTGGCTTCGGCGACGGGATCGACCGAACCTCGGCCGGGCCCGGCCCAGATGGCGCGAGCGTAGGCGGTGCGGCACTCCATGAACTCCGGCGCGCCGTTCGGCAGCGGCAGTTCGCCGAGGTCGTGGCACTCTTCCAGCCAGGCCGCGCGGATCGGATGGGCGAAGCCGTGGCCGAAGTTCTTGCGACGGCGCAGCACCGTCTTCCACGCCTCGTTCAGGGCCGCGCGCATCGACGAATAGTTGGCGTCGGACCAATCGTTGGTGATCCAGGGCGTGGCCGCGCCCGTGGCGGCGGCGACGTTGCGGAGCACAGCCTTTTCGAACTGGGCGAAATTGGCGTTGGGCCGCTCGCTCTTGACGATCTCCAGCTTTTCGCCGGGGAACATCTGCAGCACCTTGGCTCTACCCATCATCAGGCGACGCTGATCGTGATAGTCGGCCCGGGCGTCCTGGTAGCCGTTGATCTTGGAGGCGTCGCCGTCGCCCAGGGCTTCGGCCATCAGCTCCGGATCGAAGGGGCTCTCCGCGACGGCCGCGAAGATGGCGTTGATGATCGCGCCTTCCAGTTCGGCCACGTCGTAGCCGATCAGCATCTTCAGCCGCTCCACCACGGGGGCGAAGATGCCGACGCCGGCGCCCCGGTGCTGGTTCGCCCGGTCGGGTTCGAAGTAGTGGACGAAGACGGGGCGGCCCCAGCTGGTCTCGCGCGGAATCCGCTCCCAGGTGACGCTGTCCGCGCCCGCCCACCAATCGCCCGGGTGGGCCTTGCGGATGTTGTAGGCCACGGCGGCCTGGTCGTCGTCGATCTCGATGCCGCCGCGCAGGTGGCGCTGATCGAAGGCGTAGCCGGGGTTGGACAGCCGGTCCGGATCGATCAGCTGAACGCAGGTGGCGTAGTGGGCCCGGCCCGGCCCGACCCGCTCCGGCCGCCACGGCAGGGCGGCGCAGCAATCGTTTTCCTGCAAAAGATGACGGAAGGCCACCCCCATCATCAGGCTCATCCAAGACTGGCGCGAGGCGTCGCACCACTTGCCGGAATAGTCGTCCGCCCAGGTGCGGTGCCGGGCGTCGGCCGCCCGGCCGTACTCGTCCGCCCAGGTGGCGTCGAAGGCCGCGTTGCCGCTATAAGCCGCCAGCGCCCGGTGATCGGGGCGCGAGATCGGGCGGAACGACGCGCCGATGGCGTTGTCGAGGATGCGGGTGACCGCGCCGGACGCCCAACCGTCGTTGCGGGCAAGGTCGCGGGCGCGCGCGACCATGATGTCGCGAAACGGGTTGCGTTCATTGTCCGGCGACCAGAGGGTCGGATTCCAGCCCTCGGTGTGCGGGCTTGAGTAGCCGGCCGCGTCGTAGGCGGTGCGACCGCCACCCGCCAGCGCCGCCGCCCGCGAGGGCTTGGACGGCGGCAGGGGCTGATTATCGGGACCGTAGAGGGTGACGCCGGCCATGGGTGTCAGCGCCAGCCGTAAGTGGGACGAAGCGGGCGGCGGCGACCGCCGTCGAGGCCGAGCGCCGCCTTGATCTGGCGGATCAGCTGCACGAGCTGAGCCGGGTTGGTCGGCTGATAAGTGACGCCCTTGGCCCCGTCGCCTTGGGTGTAGGTGTAGTTCACGCCCTTATCGCCGCGCATCAGGGCCAGATAGGCTTGTTGAGCCTTGGCCAATTCGGCGCGGAGCTGGTCTTGGGACAGGCCGTCGAGCAGGGACGGCGGCGGCGCGCAATCGGTCATGCGGCGATCCTTCCCAGTTCGAGGTTAGGCTAGGCGGCGCGTGATGCGGCCGGGCTTGCGGGGCGGCGGGTCACCGGCAACGGGCGCTTTGATCACCGCCGGGCCGATCATCAAGTCTTCCAGGTCGCCCTGCACGTGGACTTCGGGCGTTTCGCGTTCGGCGGCCAGCTTGTCCCAGCTGGCGTCGGGCAGGTTGCGGACGCCCAGGCGGATCGCGGCGGCTTCGGCCTGCAGGTGTGTATCGAGACCTTCGTTGGCCTGGGTCGGGTCCTTGACCCAGCGGTAAACCGTGAAGCCCTGCCGGTTCTTTTCGGGCAGGCGACGCTCAGCAGTGAGCTGGCGGAAGAATTCGTCATCCAGCCCCCGGGGCAAGCCGACGAAGCCGGGCTCGAGCGGGTCTTCCTTGGCGAGGTTCCGATAGAGCCCCATTTTCAGCACGGATGTGGCGAAGTTGTAGAACCGCTTGGAGTAGCGCAGCACCTTGCCGGTGCGGTTGTTGCGCTCGCGCTTAACCAGGGCCAGGAGGACGGCGTTCTCGGAGCCGACGCCCCGCACCATCATCACTTTCGCCGCCGGGTGCTTCTTGACCCAGCCCCAGACGTCTTCGGTCCAGGCGTTGCCGTCGATGGCCATCAGGTCGAGGCCGAGACGACGTTGAGCGGCGTTACGCCAGGTCTGGATCAGAAGAGCGTCGAGCTTGGCGCGGCACCCCTCTTCGGAGATGTGGCCGGGGATAACCCCGGCGGCGATGATCCAGCGGCGATAGTCGCGGCCCCAGCCCACCACCTGCCATTCCGCCCGGTCGATCTGGCAATCGACGCCGCAGGTGATTAGGAGCGCGCCGGCGGGGATTTCACCGATGGCGTAGGGCGAGGTGGCGGCGCGGTCGCGCAGCGCCTCCCAGGGCACCGCCTCGCCCTGCGCCCGGTAGGGCAGGCCGAGGGTGTCGTTGAAGAAGGTTTTCTCCTTGCCGGGATCGCCCCGGGCGGACAGCCATTCGGCGGCGATCAGTCGCCAGCTCTGCAGCACGCTGTAGGCCGACCAGATCCAGAAGCTCCGGTGATAGGCCTTGGCCTTCGGGTTGGCGGCGCGCCACTCGAGCCGCGCCTTCATCCAGGGGCGGTCGTGTTCGTGGATTTCGCAGCCGCAGCCGGTGCAAGTGAAATGCGGGTTCTCGGGGTCCGCCTCGATTGAGGTCAGGAGGTTCTCCCACTCCAGCACCTGTTTGTGGTGGCAGTGGGGGCACGGGACGAAGGGGCGTTCCTGACTTCCGGCCTCATAGCTCGCCGTGATCCGGCAGCCCGGCGCCACTAGGGGCGTGGAGATCTTGAACAGCTTGGCGAACTCATGGGCGCGCGAGCGGCTGTCCGCCTGGGTCTCCGGATCGCCGGCGGCGTTCATCTCCCACTTGGACAAGTCGTCCTGCACCTGGCGGCGCATGGTGACTTGCGACAGGGACGCCGGTGAGTTGGCGCCCGAGATCAGCAGGGCCGCTCGGCCGTCGCGCCGCTCCTTGTAGAGGATCGAGTCGCCGCCCTCGCGGCTCTTGCTCACGAATAGCCGCTGCAGGTTCGGCGAGCCGTCCAGCATCGGCTTCAGTTTGCGCTTGGACCACCTAACCGCGTTGTCTTCGGTCGGGTGGATGTACATCAGGTCGGCCGGATCGAGGTCGATGGAGCCGAGGATGAAGATGTTGGCGAGAATGGTCCCGCCGAGCTGGGCCGACTTGGCCAGGGTGACGATCCGGCACTGGTCGTCGGGCGACAGAGCCACCAGGATCTCGGTGAACTCCGGGAACATGGCCGGGTTGTAGGGGCCAGGGAACGGGCTCTCGCCGTCCTTGAAGGTGATGTTGTTTTCGGCCCAGGCCAGATAGTCGACCGGCGGCGGCGGCTCGAGGGCGAGCGCCACGGCGTTCAGCGCCAGGCGGTCCGGGTTGCCGAGGTGGATGCACATGGCGGGCTAGGCTTGGCCCTCGGCGGGGTCGCTGGCGTCGGGAACCTGCTCTTCGATGACGAGCGGCAGGGCGTCGGCTTCGCGTCGGGCGGCGTCGGCGGCCTTGGCCCGGGTGGCGCGCCAGGCTTGGCGGAGGCTGTGCAGCACGGCGCGCCGGTCGAGCTTGTGGGCGGCGGCCAAGGTGTCGGCCAGCTCGCCGAGGGAAGCCTCCATGACGGTGAGCATGCGGGCGGCCACCTTGCCCATGGCGGCAGCGGCCTGGTCGGACCGGATCAGCGTGCCCCGGGAGAGTAGCCGCTCTTCGGCGTCGAGTTCGTTGGCGTGGCGGAGCTGGCGGAGCCGCTCGGCCTTGATCTGGTTCTCTATCGAGTTGCCGGCGGTGCGCGCCGGCGAACCGGGTTCGCCGTCGTCGCCGTCGAAGGGCAGGACGTCCAGCCGGGTGTCGAGACCGTTGCCAAGGCTCTGCCCGACGTTGGTGCGTTCGCGGATTTGAGCGCGGGCCACATCGACGCGGATCCTGGCGCGCGGTCCATCGCCCTCCAGCGCCTCCGCCCCGATCTTGCCCTCGGAAATCATCTGGGTGACCCGGCCGCCCGACACGCCGATGATGCGCGCGAACTCGGCCTTGGTGACGGTTTGCGCTGCGCTCACGCCGCCATCCTTTAGCGGGATCGTTTAGCGCCTTTAGGCTTCGTTTTAGGGCTCAGACTGGCGC